CAGAAGAACAGCAGGAGATAGCTCGTCAAGGTGGCATTCGTTCTGGTGAAGTTCGTAGAGAAAAAGCCACTATGAAAGCCACACTTGAAATGTTATTAGATGAAAAATATAAAAATGGTAAGACTTATCGGGAATTAGCAACACTTGGATTACTAAAAGGTGCTATAAATGGCAATGCTCAAAACTATAAAACAATATTAGAAACATTAGGGGAACTATTGCAACCTGCTGAAACAGCATCAAGAGTAACAATAGTTAATTCACTTCCAAAGGATGATGAAGATGAACCAAACAATTGATATTAAAGATATAATTGCACCACATTTTTATAGAACATTTAATAGCAAGAAAAGACATCAAATATATAAAGGTGGGCGTGGTTCTACTAAAACAAGTATGATTGCTATTAAAATAGATGAATTTAATTTAGAATATGAAAATTGCAATGCCATTATAATTAAACGATATCAAAATACAATTCGTAATAGTGTATTTAAAGAAATTAAACGTGCGTTAAAACGTCTTGGACTAAATGAAGGTGTAGATTACAAGGCAACAGTTAGTCCTTTTCAAATACATTTATATCAAACTGGCAATAATATATATTTTGCAGGTGGAGATGATTATGAAAAGGTTAAAGGTTTTATTGATGAGGACGCACCAATTAAAATGGTATGGTTTGAAGAAATGACCGAATTTGATGACGCCGACCAAATAGATCAAATTATAGCAACCTTTTCAAGAGGTAATAATGATTGGTTTAATGTTTTATATTCATTCAATCCACCTAAAAATAGATTTCACTGGATTAATTTATGGGTTGATAAAATGGCACAACGTGATGATGTGTTAATTCATCATAGCGATTATAGAACAGTACCTGAAAAATGGTTGGGTAAAGAATTTATAGCAGAAGCTGAAAGATTAAAAAAATATGATGAGAAACGTTACAGATGGATTTATCTTGGTGAAGTAATAGGTATTGAGGGGCTTATTTATAATCCTGATTTATTTATTATAGAGAAACCAAATTACATAGAAGAAAATAAGTTGAAGATATTATATGTTGATTTTTCAATAGATTGTGGTCATCAAACAAGTGCTACGAGTTGTGGAGCGTATGGATATGCAAGTGATGGTAGATGGTACAGATTAGATACCTATTACTACTCACCACATGAAAAGTCAAGAAAAAAAGCACCAAGTGAATTGGCACAAGATTTATTTGATTTTAGAACATATATATGTAAAAAGTATCAAACAATAGTAGATAATGAAACAATAGATAGTGCAGAGGGTGCTTTAAGAAATCAATACTTTGCTATGTTTGGAATAAATTTACACCCAGTTAATAAAGGAAAAGACAAAGAAGAACTTATTGAATATTCACAAGACTTTATTGATTTAGGTAAATATGTAATATTAAATACACCAAATAATTGGATTCATATTAAAGAAATGAATAATTATATGTGGAAAAAAGATAGTGTTGAAAAAGGAAAACCTGAACCTGATAAAGAAGAAAAAGAATTAACAAGTGAAACTTATTACAACACACACACAAATGATTATTCTTACTATTATGCAGAACATAGTTGTGATGATTTTCAATATTGGGTTAAAGATAATTTACAAAAATTAGGATTAGAATTTTAAGGAGGAACATAAATGAGAATATATGACGATTTAAGAAAACAATTAAACAAAAAAGGAATAAACATAATTAATACTGACTATTATGATTTAATAGATGTATGGAATAGTTGGTATAAAGGTGTTGTAGAAGATTTCCACTTTTACAATATTAAATTAGCTGATGGAAGTAATGCTGAAGTCGAAAAGAAAACAATGGCTTTAGCAAAAAAATCATCAGAAGATATGATGAAATTGAATTGGAGCAATAAATGTGACATTAAATTAGCAACAGATGATAAAACTAAAGCATTATGGAAGGTATTAGATAGTAAACAAAACAATTTTACTATAATGTTTCCACAAGTGTTAGAACTTGCATTTGCATTAGGTACAACAGGAATGAACGAGTATAAAGATGAATTAGGTAGAACAAGAATAGAATATATGCTTGATCCTTCAAGTATAATTCCTTATGCTTACGACAACTTCAATATAACAGGATTTGTAGCATTAGACCAATGGCAAGAAGAAGAAAAAGGAAAACCAATATTTTATACGCATTTAACTTATCACGAATTTAAAACTGAACGTGATAAAAAAACAAATGAATTAAAACAAGTTTATAGAAAACTAAATGAGCTTTATAAATCAAAAGACGCTAATACATTAGGTAAAGAAATACCATTTGAAGAAAAATATCCTAATGTAGAAGAAACAGTTAATTATGAAACCAATACGCCACACTTTCAAATTATTAAGCCACCAATAGTAAATAATGCAGATTTAGGAAATCCAATGGGAATAAGCATTTTTGCTAACTCTATTGATAAGTTAAAATCAATTGATGATAAGTATGATAGTTTTGATATGGAATTTATAGATGGTAAAAGAAGAATATTAGTAGACAAAACTGCTTTAAAAGCTTCACCACAAGTAGATGAAAATGGTAATATTACACAAACATTATATTTTGATAAAAATGATAGAACTTATGTAGCAATGAATGGTATGAAAGACCAGCCAGTAAAAGACATTAGCTTTGATATAAGATACCAAGAACATATTGATTCAATAAATGCAGAATTAAGTTGGTATTCAGGTTCAATTGGTCTAGGTAGTGATTATTACAAAGTCGATGGCAAAGGTAATGCGACTGCTACTGAAATATTAAGTGAAGATGATGAAGCATTTAGAACTAAACAAGTTTATGAAACAGTTATTAAAGATGTTATTATAGATTTAGTTAAGTCAATATGTTTCCTAGAAAATATAGAATTAAGTGAAGATGAAATACAAGTAGACTTTGATTATAGTAGATTTGAAAACCAAGAAAAGACACAACAAAGACTTGAAAGAGAAGTAAGAGAAGGTATTACAAGTAAAGTTGAATATCGTATGAAAGTTTACGGAGAAACAGAAGAAGTTGCTAAACAAAAGATAGCACAAATAAAAGAAGAAGAACCAAGCGTAGATGATTTACTAGGAACTAAAAACGAAGAATAGGAGGTAATCCTATATGATAAGTGAAGAACAAACAGATTTATTAGTTGAGAGATTAATAAGGCGAATAGAAGAAGCAAACACCTACTTTTTAATGAAGATAGGTGCTTCTGTCGCTAAAATTAAAGAATTAACACCAAGTCAAGCACAACAATTGGTGCAAATACTAAAATATGGTGGTAATTATGAAGATATTGTTAAAGAAATATCTAAATACACCGACTTGAATATAAAAGACATAGATGAAATATTTTCAAAATATGCTGAAAAAGATAGAGAATTTTACAAAAAGTTCTATGAATATAGAAATATACCTTTTGAAGAATCAAATGCTCTTAAAACGCAAAAAAATACCCTTACAAGGGTTGTTAAAAATGAAATGTATAATTTTACAAGAACAAATGTATTAGGTTATACAATAAGAGATATACAGGGCAAATCACAATTTTTAGGATTAAGAGAAACATATAATAGAGTATTAGATGAAGCTTTGCTAAATGTAGGTCAAGGTAAAGAAACATTTGATAGTGCTATGAGTAGAATATTAAAAGACATAGGTGGTAGTGGTTTAAAAACTATTGAATATGCTAGTGGTAGAAAAATGAGATTAGATAGTGCAATTAGAATGCACTTAAAATCTAGTTTAAGAGAACTACACAATGAAAATCAAAAGATAATTGGTGAAGAAATAGGTGCTGATGGTGTTGAAATATCAGTACACGAAAATCCAGCAATAGACCACGAAAAAGCACAAGGTAGACAATTTAGTAATGAAGAATTTGAAAAACTTAACAATGGTATTGAAGCAAAAGATTACAAAGGTAATTCATACACATTAGACCACGACCATAAAAATGGTTATAGACCTATTAGTGAACTTAATTGTTATCATTACATATTTAGTATTGTTCTTGGTGTAAGTGAACCAGAATATAGTGATAAGCAATTGCAAGAGATAATTAATAGAAACAATAAAGGTTTTGAACTTGATGGTAAACAATACACAATGTATGAAGGCACACAATTACAAAGAAACCTAGAACGTGCAATTAGAGAACAAAAAGATATACAAATATTAGCAAAAACAAGTGACAATATGGAACTTGTAAACCAAGCACAACAAAAGATAACGCAACTTACGAATAAATATAAAGAATTAAGTGATTTATCTGGGTTACCAACAAAGGTAAACAGATTAAGAGTTAGTGGATATAGAAGAACTAAAACAAAGTGAGGGACAAAAAATGTTTAAGTTGTATTTTAATTATAATGGTTGGGAAAATAAAGGAATATATGGTAAAAAAGGTGAAAAAGATATTACATTAAGATTTTTTAATGAATTACAAGCAGTACAAACGATGGAAGCAATAGCAAATAAATATCACAGGTATTATTTTATGCTAATTGAAAACGTATATGATTTTGATGATATAAAAGGTGTTGTAAGAAGCGAAAAGGAAATGTATGAATATATAAAAGACTTTTATACTAGATTAGCAGAACATAATAATATAAATTATGAAGATTTATCTTGTTTAGAATTAAAAGATTATATAACAAGAAAGAGAATAAAAGAATAAAGGGGCATAAATATGAAAGTAATAAAAGTGAATCTTAACGAAGAAAAAGGAAAAATAGTAAAAGATATTACAATATTACCAATAGCAGACGTCCATATTGGAGATGAATTATCTAATTTAAAGTTGTTTAAAGAAGCTTTAGAACGAATTAAGAAAGAACCTAATACTTATACTATAATTAATGGTGATATGTGTAATATGGCACTTAAAAATAGTAAAAGTGATGTATATGGCCAAAGTTTAAGTCCTATGGAACAAGTTATAACTGTTGTTAATTATTTAGAACCGATAAAAAATAAAATTTTAGTAATAAGCACAGGAAATCACGAAGATAGGACAATGAAAGAAACAAATATTGATGTCACAAGATTAATAGCAAGGGAACTTGGTATAGAAGAAAGATATGCTAATAGTTGGTGGTATTTATATTTAACTTTTGGTCAAGATGTTAAAAAAAGACCAATAACTTATGGTATAACAGGTATTCATGGTTATGGTGGTGGTAGAAGAAGTGGTGGTAAGTTAAATAGATTAGAAGATATGACACAAGTTGTTATTGCTGATCTATATTTAATGAGCCATACACATAAACCAATTTCAACAAAGAATTGTATTTACATACCATATTATCAAAGCAAAGCATTAAGCAAACAAGAAATGTATTATTTAATGACTAATTCATTTCTAGAAAGTGATGGTGGATATGCTGAAAAAATGGGATTTCCACCAAGTAATACAAGTTTGACAGAAGCACAGCTTTGTAGTACAAAAAGAAAAATTAAAGTATTGATATAAAAATGATATTATGTTATAATTTAATTGGTACTAAATGTACTAGCAAATCACAATGCTGTAAATTGTGCATTTTGTATGATTAATGTCAAGTGCTTACTCTTATGAGTAGCATAGAGTAGATATATAAGTGTGGTGGTGCTACGAACAACTAAACGATTGCAATCGTTGTATATCTATTCTATGGTGCTTATAAAGCACCAAACTTTCATAGGACTACTTTATTGTCTTGTAGTCTAGGATTACACTATCTTTTATAGGTAGTGAACTGATGATATATACGTAGTTTAAGTTGGTCGAACAGTAGTGATGTATACTAACCTAAAAATATTGGTTCAAATCCAGTTCGTATATCATTGGTTCAGTGCTTATAAAATGGCACTAGGCAAACCCTTTACTTGCCTTATAGGACATTAGAACATAGAAATATGTTCTTTTTTTTGTGTGAATATATATAAATGATATAAAAAATATTGACAATGTATATATATTTTGATAATATGTTTATAGATAGAGGAGGTAGAATGAATGAAAATAAAAATATGGGGTGTTACTCCATTAGATAGTGTTTATACAAATTTATATGAGAAAGTTACTAAATATGAAATAAAACCACAATGTGAATGGTATGATTTAGAAAAAGTTGTTGAAGGATTTAATTTAATTATTTATCAAGGAGATAAAAAAACAATAGAAAATTTATCAATAAATACAACTTTTACTTATGATAAAAAAGAAAACCAATTATATGTTGAATTTCACGATTTTTAAAAAGATTTATTTAAGGAGGAAATATGAAAATAATAGGAATAGATATTAAAGATGATTGTTTATTAAAAATAACTTGCAAATGTCCTTGGTATAAATCATATTTAAAAGAAATAGACAAATTAACATGTTATTTAAAAGCAAAAGATTTGCATTATAAATATTTTGGTTGGAGTTTTGACGAAAACGATAATATTGTGTTTAAATTTAGACTATTAGATGCAGATAAAGATATAAAACCATATATTAAATTTAAAAGTGAGGTGGAATGAAATGAATAAAAGACAACAATTAAAAAAGAAAAAGAAAGAATATGTTACATTTGCATATAAAATCGATATTGCAGGTGAAATGAAAGAAGATAGCATAGCACATTTAGTTAAGAGTTATTTTACAATGGATAATATACATAATAAAGAAATGTTTTATTACAATAAAGAAACTCAAAAAGTATTAGTAAGTAAGAAAGCGTTAAATCATTTATTAAGATTATGTGGTAGTGAGCTTTTAGAACAAAACATTGATTTTGAATTAGTTCCTGAAATAAACGTTTTATACAAAAATGAAGAATTAGAAAAGGAAGTGGAGTAAATGAATGA